GTGGTGGTGTTGGTGGTGTGAAAACCATTAATCAGAAAATTGACATTAAAAATTACTTTACCGTAAGTGGTGGAGCGGATGTAGAAGCTATAGCAGCTACGGTGGTGAGAGCAATAAATGACCGATTGAGAGATGCAACGGTAGCATTACAGTAATACAACTTTTCCAAAGTTAAAAGAAACTTTTGAAAAGTATAAAGACAATTCAATTATGGGCGTATTTGATTATAAGACAGAAGATGTAACCCGAATGATACCGATAATTGACATCGGTTTTGCAGCGAGTGTTTTGGGTGATGTATTTGGGTTTAATAGCCCTATATTTTTACCTTATGGATTGTCGAAAGATTATGAAGCGCGTGGATATTCGGTGAGTGTAGCCGAGGTGGTGAGTGATGAAGTTGCTGACCGATTGAGCCAGTTTGGTACTCCGGTTCTGGGAAGCTTTACAATAGCTGGTGGAAAGTACAAAGTATATGAAAAAATGACCGGGAAACTGGTTGATAAAGAGTTTGGAGATTTTGAGTTCCCGGTGGCAACGATTGTTGATTTTTCTCGAGCGAAAATTATCACTGAAACGCCTACTATTGGAAGTTCGGGAACGGTAAAAGAAATATTTGGTTTTGAGGACTGGAAAATAAGTATTCGTGGTATTTGCTTACATGACTCAAGTAGAGTGGCACAAAAGACAGCCAAAGAGCAACAATTATACATGGCTTCACTGAATGAAATTGCTGGTGGTCTTGGGATTTTAAAAGGAAAGCTTTTTTTTGAAAAGGGTATCACCCGCATTGTTATGAAGAATATTTCATTTACTGCAGTACAGGGAAAACCGGGAATGATACAATATGAAGTTGAAGCGGTGAGTGACGAGGATTTTTTGATAATGGATATTTAAAACGAAACTATGACTTACGCAATTTATGGAGAAATAGAATTTCCCGCTTCCCGGACTCGTGGGAAGGTACTCGTAAGGCGGTTTAGTAAGGTAAAGATAGAAAGTAGTTGGAAGAAATTGACTGATACTGCTGAGGTGGTACTCCCACGAAAGGTAAAGGATTTTGACCGATTTAAAATAAACGAGGTTTTTCAGGCTGGTGACCCGATAATAATACGGATGGGTTACGATGGTGAACTGGTGACCGAGTTTGAAGGATATATTTTTAATGTGACAACCGGAGTGCCGGTAGTGATTACCTGCGAGGATGAAATGTACATGTTGAAACGCGAAACGGTGAGTGTGAGTAAGGCTAGTTGTAATTTGAAAGAGTTATTGAATGCCATTGCTCCTGGTTATACGGTTTTGTGTGATGATACAGCCATTGGTTCTGTACGCTATGCCAATAAACTGGTGAGTGAAATACTGGATGACCTGAAGAGCAAAATGGGGTTGAATACTTATTTCCGTGGTAAAACATTGGTGTGTGGTAGAACTTCGATAGATGGTGGTAGCCGGGTGAAAGTAACATTGGAACGACAAGCTTCGGAAACCATGAAGGAACGGAACGTGGAACAAGTGTACGTGAAGGTAGAAAGCCTACAGAAAAACGGCAAAATGCTGAAGGCTGACAAAGGTGAAAAGAAAGGGAACTCGATTGTGATTAAACAACCGAACCTGACAAAGATAGAAATTGAACGTGTGGTGGATGATGCTTATGCAAAAGCTATGAAGCCAGGACTTGAGGGTGATTTGACATTGTTTGGCATTCCAAGGGTTCAACATGGTATGATAGTGGATTTGAAAAGTATGCTTTATGCCGAAAAAAAAGTTGCTTATTATGTGGATTCGGTAACGAAAACGGTGGAGCATGGTCAAGGGTATAGGCAGGTGGCGAAATTGGGAGACAAAACTAGTTAGTAGTTTATAGTCGGTAGTAAGACACTTCAACCTAAGAATAGAGACTAAATCAAAATGATTTACAATGGCGCATTTTAAGCGCGAATAAACGACTTTGCAGTTATGAGCTTGGAAACGGAGGCAAATGATTTTATGTTGCTATTTAAACGGCATTTAAATGGGTCTACGCAGGCACAGATACGATGGGTAACATGTAAGAGCGTGGATTGGGATAAAAAGACAATGATTGCGGATGGTGTGAGTGATGATTTGCCTTATTATGATATTGCGCTTGGTTTTGGTTCTTTGCATATCAAGCCGGTGGTGGAGACTGATTGTTTGATAGCGATTTTGGAGGGTCAAGAATCGGTGGCGTGGTTGCTCCATGCGAGTGAAGCTGATGAAATGGTTTTTAATGGTGGTGAGAATGGTGGGTTGACGAATACTAAGGAGTTGAAAACGCAACTGGATAAGTTGACAAAGAGAGTGGATGGAATAATAAATGGTATAAATAGTCCTACGATTGTGCCAGTTCCTTCGGATGGTGGGGTTGCATTACTTTCATTATTGAGAACGCAAATAGCTAAAATTGTGACTAAGGAGGACTTTGGAGACATTGAGGACTTGAAAATAACGCATTAATAATTGACAGAACCCAACCCCTCCGCTACGCTCGTCCCCTTAAAAATGGGACAATAAGAAAGAAATATGGATAAGAATAGAAAAGGCATATTGTTGACATCTGATTTTGAACTGGCCGTGAATGTGGTTAGGGATGCGAATGGACTGATTGTTTCGGGCTTGGTGGTTGGGAGTTCTATTGACCAAGATGCTGTGATTGTTCTGAAGCTTCACCAAGGAGATTTGAAAGAAGATCCGCTTCTTGGTCCTGGTCTAACAAAGTTTATCCGGGGTAAGGTTGATAAGTCGCAAATTGACAACCGGATTCGTCAGCATTTTACGAGGGCGGGGATTGATTATGATGATTATAAGGATAGGATACAGTTGAACACTAAATAATACTAATCAATTTTTCCAAAGTCGAAAGAAACTTTGGAAAAGTGCAAATCAAACATTATGGCAGACTATAAGAGCGCAATAAAGCATGTCCTTCTTAGTGAAGGTGGCTATGTAAATGACCCTACTGACAACGGTGGTGAAACATACAAGGGTATTAGTCGTAACAACTGGCCAAAGTGGCTAGGATGGCCGTTTATTGATAATGCAAAGAAAAAGCCGGGGTTTGAAAAGTTGCTGAATAGCAATTCACAGCTACATGATTCTGTTGTAGCTTTCTATAAAGCAAATTTTTGGGACAAAGTAGGCGGTGATATGATTGCGAGTCAGACTATTGCTAATCTACTCGTCGATTCGGCAGTGAATGAGGGTGTTCGCCCTGCCGTAAAGAGAGCGCAAAAGATTGTATTAATGGCCGAAACGGGGGTTTTTAGTCCTGAATTGGTTGAAAAATTGGGGGCTTTGGTATGAGATATTTATTATTGTGTTTCGTGTTTTGCGTTTCGTGTTCGGTTTTTGCTAGTAGTCCGGTAAAGCGTGATTCTATTGCTATTTTAAAGGATTCAATTGTGAAGTTGAACAAACGCCCGGTAATGAGTGCTGACCAATTTGTGAGACTGTACAAGTATGACAGGTTACTGAAGTATTATAAGATATGTAAGAGAAAGCCTTCACAATGGAAATATTATAAGGGTTGGTCAATCCGGGTATTTGAATTATAACATTAAAGAATTATGAATAACTATTTTACAAAGTTCTTAGCAGCCTACGATTACGGTGATTTTCGTGAATTCTCGTTGTCTGTTTTCCCTACTTTCAAGTACGAGCTTCAGGGTTTAATGATGTTGGTATCGTTTGTAAGTGGAACGGTAAACTACTTTTTTGGGATTCAACCAGCTTTGGCAGCTGCTATGTTTGTGGCCGTGGTTGTGGAGGTTTGGACTGGAATCAAAGCTTCGCGTAAACTTGGTAAAAAGTTTGAGAGCTTCAGGTTCTCGAGGTGCGTGATTAAAATTGGCATTTGGTTGATTATACTTTATATTATTCACGCTTTTGAAAAGGAATACGAGTCCAGGACCAACCTTATACAAATGGCTGCATACGCTTTTTTTAATTTTGTGTATGTGGTTGCATTGACTGGCTTCCTGGTCGAATACGTAACATCGATACTTGAGAATGTGGCCGTGCTGCAAAATAAGCCTAAAACACAAATAATTGAAGCCATTCAAAGTGGGTGGTCTCGTTTTACTGACTCTATAAAATCAAAGAAAAATGAAAACTAAACTATTGTTCCTGGTACTTGTGATATTTGTTGCTTTTGGTTGTAAAACGACTAAACAGGCTACAAAAGAGACGCTGCATGCAACGTCTCTACAGAACAATGATGTGAAAACATCTGCTGAAACCAAAGCAGCTGTTGAAATTAAAACGGTGGCTACCGACAAGGGCGTGACGGCTACTAGCACGAATACGAAGGTAACTGAAACGGAGTTCTC